CAATGTCATAATATTTTTTCATAATTACTTTTTTTGTATTTCATTAACTTCATCTTCACCATAAACACCAAGTTCGTAAAAACCAGTTAGTTTTAAAACGCATCTGCTCATTGCTCTTTTTTCTGCCATTGCAACTGGATATTGATTTCTTGTGTTTTGTGGTGATGATTCACCAAAAGTTTCTATAAATTTATCTTTTGTATGTCCTATTGCTTTTATAACTACAAATTTATTATCATCAGAAATTTTTTCTAATGAATAATTTATTTCTATTTGTGCTACTGCTTGAATTTTGTCTATTCCCGATCTAGTAATAATTGTAAAACCAATTGGTGATTTAAATATATCTTGTGGAGTTAAATTATACTTATTATATAAATCTTTTAGTAGTTTTTTATTTTTCATATAAATAATATTTAGCAAGTGTTACTGTATTTCCAAATCTATTTTTTCTAATAAATGGTAAACTTTGAATATTGTAACCATCTTTTCTTAATTTAAATATAATTCCACTTAATCGTGTTGCACCATATTCTTTTATGGCTTCTAAACTTGTTATTGTTTGAAATTGCTTTAGGTGATACAACACCGCTTCTTTTTGATTTTTAGGCATCATGGTATAATTGTTTTTTAATTTTTATTAATTGTGATAAATCTAATGTTGAAAGTTCTTTGCAATAAAAATACTTTTGTTTTGCTGTTTTATTTTTTAACAACGCAAGTATATGCAAAATAAGATAATCTCTAGCTGACATAATTTTTAGTTTTTATTTATAATCTATCAAAGTACCTTAATAAAATTTGCTGTTTAGCTTTTTTGCATTTGATATGACTTATTTTATCTAATTTTTTTGTTAAGTTTTGTATTAGTTTTTTTGCTTTCATAATTTTTAATTTTTGTTTTTGTAAAATTCTAAATAATAATTCAATGTTCGACATTTTTGTTTTTTAACTTATTAACAAAGTTTTAAACAAAAAAAAGGGAAACCAAATCCCTTTCTTTTCTTTATGTATTATATTTTCTAACTTATTCATTAAGTTTAATTTTTTTTAATAGTAGAACCCTTAGCATATCTTTTATAATCTTCATCTGTAAACCATACCCCTATATAATCAGAGAATCTATCTATCATTTTAATAGTTTTTCCCTCTAATACATCTCCCTTATTTAAATTCTCTATACGAACAATTTTCATAATTTTTTGTTTTATTGTTATTAATTTTTTAATGTGACATACATTTTAATCCATACATACATCTACTACAAGTACAAGATTTTCTTAATTGTATTTCATCAATCAATCTACCTTTTTGTGTGCTAGCTGAAGAACATTTTTCTAATTTTAATTCTAATTCTTCTATTGTTAAATTTTTAAATGGTCTGTCTATATTTTGTGATGTCATAATTTTAAGTTTTTGTTATTAATTATGATATAAATATACAACGCTTTTTTCTTTAAACCAAACTTTAAGGCAAAAAATATTAGTTTTTTTTTGTGTTACCTCTGTTAAATAATTTAAAAAAAATTTATTAATGAACGATTTTATCCCACATTCCACCTTTTTTTAGTATCATTGGAATTAATTTTGGTTGACCATTTATAATAATTCCACACCCTAGAATTACCCTTTGACTATTCACTTTATTATATGCAAATGCCATTGACTTATCATCTATTAAACAACCTACCATCATTGACCAATTTAAAGTCATTGGATTGCTTGTGTATGAAACATTGAATTCTGTATGGTAATGACCCTGAATAACGCACATTCCCATTTCTTTTGCTAATGTCAATCCATTCTTTTTTAATCCATGTGTCATAAATAACCATTGACCATTAATCATTTGATATTTATAATCAACGTGCCATTTCCAACCTTTTCCAACTTCTAAAACTTCATTATAGCTTTTCAACATATGTCTTGGAATACCATGTGCTTTACCTTTACGATATAACATTGAACCATGATTAGAATGGACTAAATCCATTTTAGGAAATAGTTTATAAAGTTTCTTAATTACTTTTTTTGCTTTGACTAATTCAGCATAAGAATTATCTAATTCAGGGTCGGTGTCATGGAAAGACAGAGCGTGGTAGTCACATTCATCACCCGCCCCCAAAATTTTTGTAGGTCGATATTTATATTTAATTGATTCTAAAAACTCAATTGCTTGTGGGTGATTATATGGTGCATGAAGGTCTGAAATAACCAATATAACTTCATCACCTTTGTTTCTTCTATATTGTTTTAAATATTCATGCTCTACTTCATTAACTCTAGGTCTAATTTTTTTTCTTCTCATTATTAGGTTTTTTAAATTTTTCAATTCCCCTAGAACCAAAATAAAATCCAATAATTGTTACAAGTGTCATTTCCAAAAGACCAACAAAACTTTCTTTTACATTAAAATCAATATAACCTGCATCAATAAAAATTAAAACAACTGTGCAAACTATTAAAAAAATTAATGTCATTGGTCTAACATTTTTGCTCAACCAACTATCCGACATCATATCATTTGTATGTCTTTTTGTTATTTCTTCTTGTGCTTTTGATTCTGCATCTAACAAAATTTGTTTTAATTTAATTTTTAATTCTTTGCGTTCTTCAACTGTTGTTGTTAAATTATCAACTATGTTATTAACAGAATCTAGATTTATTTTATTAAATATTTTACCTATCATTTATTTTAATTTTTTATTTATCCAATCACTAATTTGTGTTGCAACATATAAACCCATTGCAAAAAAACCAGAACTAAATATTATTAAAGCTATTGTGTATGCTATTGTTTCCATTATGTTATGTCTTTACTTTCTATTAATGTATATGTAAAACTGTTTCCCCAAACTTTTTCAGCTTTATAACAAACAAACATAAATTGTTTCCAATCTTCATTTGCTGCTATAACTTGACACCCTGCGGACCATTTATCTATTCTTGTAGATTTTTTATATTCTCTTGCTGTTGCCCTATGAATGTTAATACCAAAATATCCTGTTTGTGTATTATCATTATTTAAATCATAACAATTATCTCTGTTTGCATCTCGATATACTGTTACAGGTGTAACACCACGTTGACAAAGAGCATCATATTTCCCCCTGTGTTTATCTATTATGTAAGCACTTCTATATTGTCCTTCCTTCAAAATGGCACAACCTTCTTCACGCATAATATTATCCATGTAATATTTCCCTGCATCAGTTGTTGCATCAAAACAATGAAATTTCCATTCGCCATCTATTTTATAAGACAATGTGATCTGGTCATCAAATTTATTAGTTATTTCATCACCTGTACTGCTGTTTCTAATTCCAACAATGTTTAAATTATAATCTTTTTTATCAAACCACACATATCCTTTTTTCTTAACTGCTTTTTCTATTTTTTCTTTTGTTAGTTCCATTAATTAAATTTGTTTATTATTATGCTATCTATTTTTGTTTGAACTTCTTTTTTTTTAGTTGTTAGTTGAAACAAAAGATTTCCTTTAAATCTGCACACTTCTTTTGCATTGTTAAATACTATTATTGTTGGTAGGACCTTTATATTATATTTTTCTTTTAAATCTTTTTCTTTATCTATATCTACAATAAGTGTTTGACACTCTTGTAATTCGTTTAAGTATTTACAAGAATTATGTTTATTCCAATCAGCGTAAAATTCTACGACTAATATTCCATTGGATTTTCCAATTTCTTGACTGAAACAATATCCCCCTACTAACAATAATAGTAATATATTCAGAATTTTCATTTTAATTCATATACTCTACCTTCAATTTTTTCTATCTGCGTTTCTATTTTTTCTAATTTTGTGGCGTTATTTATAACTGTGTTTGAAATTAGTTCTAATTTTAAATCTAATTCTGACCTGCTAACCTCTGATTTTGGAAGGGTCTTTGCTAACTCAATTTCATTACTCAATATATAGAATTGACCAACAAAACTACTTGTTACAACAACAATACCGATTATTGATTTAAGTGAAAGAGTAAATTTTGATGATTCTGAAACTTCCATGATTTTATCTTTTGCATGATTTATCAGCTAATCCCTGACCTATTATCAAAGCTACACCAACAACTAACAAGCTGTTCATTTTGGTTTCACTAATTCCTAAATCTTCAGAAAACATTATTATCATTAGTATAGAAAAACCATACCAAAATTTTCTGCTGTTTATAATTTTATTTATTACTTCTTTCATTTTAATTTATTTTTAGTTTAATAATTCCATTTTCAATATATACACCTTTTCTTTGTCTTATTTCTTTTCCATCAAGATTGTATAAAGTATTTTTGGTTTTTGATTTTTCTAATATTTCTTGTAAACCAATACCGCATGGTAATCCAGTATCACAATCAATATATTCTATATTTGTTATTGTGTCAATAGTATTTATGTATAAAGTATCAACAATGTTAATGTATAAAGTATCAGTTATTATAATTGTATCACCCATGTTATACAAATCACATTCTTCATAAGTTGTTGGAATTGCATTATCTTCATCTGAACCATCAACACAATCAAGCCAACCATCATTAAGATAAAATAAATTATTAAAACCATTAGGCACACAACCATTAGGACTATATTGTGTCCAATTGCTTTCATCATCTCCACAATAAAAACCATTTTGTTCCACACATAATTCACAATTTGTTTGACTAAATCCATAACTAAACATTAATAATAATAATAACTTTTTCATCTTTTAAAATATTAAATAATTAAACCCAAACTGAAGATTGAATATATCTTTTTCCCATACTCTTTGAATATTGTTTTCTATAAAAACACCAAAGTTTTTTTTGTTTCCCATTTTATACCCTATGACTACACCACCATCATATTCAAATGCAGAACCATTGTATTCAAAAGAATATTCATCTAATCCATAATGATATGGCAAAGCATTAAACCAAGCATGAATCCAAAAATCAGGTCTATATTTATAATAAGATATTCCCAAGATTAAGGACAATTCTTTTACTTCATTTAACTTTGCTAATTCTTGTTCGTTAAAATCTCTGATTGCATCACCAAAATAATGTTTAAAAAATTCATCATTGCTTGTTGCAAGTAATTCACCATCTTTAAACCAATGAAATCTACCATTAACAAATTGACTTGAATAACCAAAATCAGATGCTAAATCAAAAAATGATGATTCACCACTAACCCAAAAATCTTCTATTGGAATTATATGATAAACAGGGTGCAACCTTCCTACAACTCCAAAAGTAAAATCAAAAAAGTTTTTGTTTATTCTGTATCTTAAATCAATCGAACTGTATTTTAAATCTACTCTTTCATTATTTCTATATTCAATTTTACTTGCTAGATTATTTGTCAAATATCTAACCCAATACTTTTGTGAATTAAATATTTCACCACGATTGCGTATAAAAGAATAATTAAACAAATACTCCCAACCACTACTATTATTGCCAATGGTAGTAAAGTCAGAAACCGATTCTTCATTTCCATAATACCATGTTTTTAATTTTTGTTCGTAGTCCATTCTGGCTACTTTTCGCAATCCAAAATTTATTTGAAAATCGTATGGATTTATTTGCGTTGTTTCTTCGTAACCTTTTGAAATTGCAACATAATTTTGTTGTTCAATCATTGAACTTTGCATGTTCATTGTGGCATAAAAAGTTGAATATTTTAGAAAATTGCTTTGTGAACTACAAATAACACAACCCAAAAAAAACGCTATTCCCAACAGAGGTAATTTTACGAACTCAAACTTTGAATAGTAACACACCCTAGAAACAAGAAAGTTGCTTAAACGCAAGATTTTGCCCCTTAAATGAGTTTTTGAATTTTCCAAATATTTTTTAATTTTTTTCATTTTATTCACTGTCAATTCTATATGTTAAATATACTGTTAAACTAAAATCATCACTTTCAAAACTACCATCCGCATATAAATTTATTGGTTGTCCTGAAACACTACTGCCAAAAATTTGTCCTGTATCACCTGTCATATTCCAAGTTGAATTGTTCCTTTCTCTATAATTAAAACTTCTTATTGAATCCCAATATGTACCAGATCCTGTTGTTGTTGAATGACCACAATACAAAGTTCTATTATTACCTTCATCATCGTTTACATAACCATTTGTAATAATTAATAAGTTTACAGGAATCATAACCAAACCTGTAATACCTGAAACTAACGTGACAGGACTTAATGCTAATGCTTTATAATTTGTATTATTAATAAGTGTTTTAACAGTTATTGTTCCACCTCTAACAAAATAATTCAACCAATCATCATTAAACATAATAAAAGAACCTGTGGGTGCATATATTGTTGCACTTTGTATTGAAAGAGTAGTGTCCGTGCTTTTGACATCTGCTGATGCAATTATATTTGTTGCAACCCCAGTAACAGGATTTACAATTAATAATTTATCTTTTGTTTTAATTATATCAAAAACTGTTGCGTTTATTGGTATTGATGTTGTGGTTGAAGCTACTATGTCAGCAGTTGTTTCTGTTATTGCCAACCTTTGTTGCATTTGTTTCAATCCAAGTCTTGTTACATTGTTAGAATGTTGATTGAACATAAAACCTTGATTTTTTTTAATATCAGCTTGACTTGTATTAAAAATTTTTCCGCCCTGTATGTTTAATTTTCCGCCTTTCATTTTAAAAATTTGGTGATATAATTATATTTGCATTTTCTAAAAACATTTCTCTATTAACATTAAAATAACTGTCATTAGTAATGTTGGTTGTTGTTGAACTAGAAAATTGTTCAACTGTCATTTTCCATGAATCAGTTGATGCGGTATATGTACCACCTATTGGAAAAAATCCTTGAACATCTGCACTTTCACCACTGTTTAGTTTCATGTCTATTTTTAATGTATTTATAAAAGTTATTGTTGTTGTAGGGTCGCTATTTTCAAAAGATATATCATACTTATATGATGGTGTTGCTCTTTTTTTACTTATTTCTCTTGATAATATTTGATTCAATGGTAAAAATGTTCCATCTTGTTGTGTTCGCCACCTTCTGTTGTTTTGTTGTGCTTGGTCAGGTGGTGTTGTTGTTGGGTTTGATGCAGCAGGTGCAACAATTTTTAAACCACCTAGATAGATTGCAGGTGAACCAGTTGGTACATCTGAAACCCCTGAATTTGTTACTGCGTAAGGAGGAGGGTCGCCAATAAATAAATCAGGTGATATTACCATTTCTGCTGAAGCATCTGAATTTCCATTTGTGGATAATCCAACCTCTGTTGTAAAATAATCACCCATTTCAGAACCATCTAACAATGATGAGATTGTAAAATTATTTACTTGATAATTCATGTTTGTTATATTAACACCATTTCCAATCAAAGATGCCATTGTACTTCCTAGATTATAGGTATCTTCAAAATCTTGAATAGTAAATTGACATCTTTTTAATGTATTAATAGTTGTTACACCTGTTGATGTTGGGATTGGTTCACTTATAAAAGAAAATGGAACAGTTAAAGTTATAGGTGTTGCTGATGTTATTGGACAATCTTTTATATGAATAATTAAACTTCCATTTTCCCATTTTGCCATTCCATTCCCTGTATCACCACCAAATTCACCATTTAAATTAATTTGTCCTTCTGTATCATTTAAATCACTTCCATCATTTTGTGAATTTGCCCAATCTTCAGCATTTTTATCTGATGTTATAAATTCAACAGCAATTGATGCTTTAAAATCAAATGTAAATGGTGTTCCATCTACTGCTGATAAATTATTAATTAAAGTTCCCAAAGCTGTTGTAGTATCAACAACTAACATATAATTAAATGTTAATTCACCTTTAACCATAATTACATCTTGACCTGATGTTACATTAAAAAACAAACCCTGATTATTGTCGTTTTCTTCTGGGTCTGAATTATATGGCATCCCTTCAGGAAAAATGGGTGATTGCAAAATTGCATTTGTGACTGCTGTTCCTGTATTAATAAATCCTTGTGTTCCTGATGTTGATGAAATTCTAACTGAATTAAAGTTAAAATATTGATTATCTGCGGAACTTGCAGTATTCCATGTTCGACTAAATAAATCATGGTTATATACATTTTTTACCCTTCCTAAAGGTGCAACATAAGTTATTTTATTTCCTGAAAATTTGGGGTGGTCTGCATCACCAATTGTTTTTGTTAATGTAGGTGTATAATTAACAGACGTATCTGGAACACTATATTCAGCAAAATTTAAAGCTGTGTTTCCTGAATCATACGCTTGATTTTTAAAAACTCTGCAAGTATCTAAAATTGATGTGCCATCTTCAAAATACATTATATATCTAGAAAATAACCACCAAGTACAACCCAAATCTTCATTCCAAATTGAACTTAAAAAGAATTGACAATTCCACAATGTGCAAATCTGTTCTAATATTTCATAATAGGTGCAATATTTTCCATCTTTTTTAATAAAAGCTGCTTCATTAATCATGGTCAATTTCATTGGATTATAAGCATCTTGCCATGCTGAATCAGTAATTGAACCCATGTTTTCATGGTATCTATCAGGATTGTTTCTTATTGTTACAACACTTGTTCCGCCTGTGCTTGGAAATAATGTTGAATAATATGTTGTTTGTTCTATTGCTTTTTGAAAATAAAACAGAACAGTTAAATTTGTTCCACCAGAAAGAGGCACATATTGTTTTTGTTTCATTTTAGCAATACCGTCAGTTGCTTTAATTCTTATTTGAACAGGGTATGGTGCATCTTGTATTTCTACTGTATCATCTATAATATCACCTGCCCAAAAATTTCGCCAAACTGAACCTGTATATTGTTGTACAATAACAAACATTTTATTTTCATTGTTACTTAACAAATCATCATAAATGTTTCCTGTTGTTGGGTCGCCTGATGTTGTGGGTGCTTCTTGTATTACAAAATCAAATTGCATTGATGATGCTTTTATAGTTTGATAAACAGAATCCGTTTCTCCTTCATAAGTCAATTGAAAACCTTCTGGACCTGCTAAAAATGGTATTGTTGTTCCAGAATAATCCACATGATATAAATTCATTCTATATCTTGAACCATTATTACTATAAAATTCACATTGATATTTTATTCCTGCCATTTATGATAATCTGTTAACTGTGTTAGTTTGTCTTGTATTAGATAAAAATATTGAACTTCCATCTATATATCCATTTACTGTCATGTTGTTATTTCCTTGATTTACTCCAAATAAATTTGTTCCTGCAACAATAGAATCATTTGGATTTAAAGAAAATGTGCCTTCTGGTCCTGTTATAAATCTTCCTGCACTTGGTCCAAAAGCTATGTCATTTGCTTTTGTTACCCCTGTAATTTTACCTGCTATCGCCATTGCTGCTTCAACTCCAGGAAACGCCTGAAAGATTGCTTTTAAAATCATGGCTTGAACAATTGATGCAATTAATTGTTTTAACATTTGTTTAAAAACATTTAACATTGCTTCACCAAAATTTTCACCTTCAATTACCGCACTTGCAAAAGCATCACCAATTCCACTGGATATATTTTCTGCAATATTTGTCAACATTTCCATCATGTTTTCTGACATACCTGTAAATGTTTCTTCTATTTGTTCCGCACCCTCATTAAAAGTCAAAACAACAGAACCCAAAGATTCTCTGATTGCTTGGTCGTCTAAGAAAGGATACATTTTTTTTATCTGCTCAAATTCAGATAATTTTTCACCTCCAAACGTATCTTCTATCTCTGCTCTACCTTCATTAAAAACCAATTTTACCGCACCTAAAGATTCTCTAATCGCTTGTTCATCTAAAAAAGGATACATATCCTTTATTATTTGTTCTTCTGTTCTATTATCTTTTGGTGGTTCATAACCACCACCACCACCACCACCTGATGTTACTGTACTGGTTGTTGTTCCATCTCCACCTGTTGTTTCTCCTCCGCCTGTTGTAACATTAAATAATGTAACATATTCATCAACCAATTCTTGAACTTTTTTTACTTCATCATCAAGGGCAGCGATATTTTCTTTAACCTGTTTATCCCTTCTTTCAGTTAAAATTCTAATCGCCCTGTCTTTACTTCCTATACCTAAATTAAAAATTTCAAAACTTGTAGGTTCTATTTTTTCTGAAAGTTTTAATTGTTCTTCAAATCTTTTTTGAAATAATTTTTCTAATTTTTCTTGTCCTGCTCTAACTGATAAATTTGCAACAAGTTCTTTTCTTTCTTTTTTTAATAAATCTTGTGATTTTTTTAAATTAATGTTTTGAGTATTTAAACCACCATTAAATGTCGTAACACTTTTATTTAATTTATCAATTGCTCTTTGCCTAGTTTCTAAAGCCAATGTTTCATCACTTGCAATGCTAACTAAAGCATCAAATTCACCAACTGTTTTATTTACTTCTGATTGTATTTCAGTTAATGAATCAACAGTATCATCAAAATCACCTCTTAATTTTTTAACCACTAATGAAACACCTGCTATTGCTGCTGTTAATGCTAATAAATGTGGACTTCTGGATAACAACAACAATGCTTTTTGTATTTTACTAATCGAAGTTAAAACCAAGCCAAAACCAACCATTAATGGTCCTGATGCTGCAAAACCTGCTGCAATGGTTGCAATTGTTTCTTGTGCTTTTGGTGATAATGATTTAAATGCTGAAGTTAATTTTGTTACAAAATCTATAACTTTATTTGCAACAGGTAACAAAGCAACACCTAGATCCATCATTGCTAACTTAAATTCATTAAATGCTTTTTGTAATTTAAAACCAACTGTTTCTTCAACAATAGCAAAACCATCATTTACAAAACCTGTTGATTTTTTTAAATCATCTAATATATTTATATATTCTCCTGTTTGACTTCCAAGAACATTGATAACACCTTTTAATGATTGTGATTTACTAAAAAATTCTGAAAGCTCAACTCCATTATTTTCAAATGCTGTTTTTAAATGAATCAAAGTTTTTTGCAAACCCTGTTCACCAAGCATTTCCCTTAATGAACCATAAGACATTCCAATTTTTGCCAACGCATCTTCACCCTTTTTCGTTTCTTTTGTAAAAGCCATCATCACACCTGAAATACCAACTGTTGCAGATGTGGCATCACCTGTTGTTCTGGTGTAAGTAGAAATAAACGCCCCTAATTCTTCAAATGATATTCCTAATGATGCTGCAAATCCTGCCTCTTTTCCAAGTACCTTTGCCAATTCAGATGATTCAAACATACCTGTTTTCACCATTTTTCCAAATACATCTAAAGCATCAGATGCAGATAACACATCCTGACCATAAGCATTTTGGGCAGCACCTGCCACTTTTGCTAAATCTGTTTGTTCACCCAATCCAATTGCAACACCCTTTGAAACTTGTTCTAAAGTTTCCATTGCATTTGCACCCTTTAAACCTGCTGATGTTAAAAAGAATAAACCATCTGCTAATTCTTTTGGTGCTTGTGCAGTTGTTCCTGATAATTCTAAAACGGATTCTTTAAATTGATTTACTTGGGATTCACTTGCCCCAACAAGAGTTCTGATTTTTGTTAATGAGGTGTCAAAATCAGCAGCCATTTTTACTGCTGAACCACCTGCTAATGCAAATGGAACACTAAAATTTCTTGTTATTGATTTACCAAGTTTTTGAGTTTGCCGACCAAATCTAGCCATGCTCTTTGACATCTTGTCAAGACCACTTTGAAAACCTTTGGTGTCAGCTTTAAAAAATATTGAAACGTGTTTGGCTAAACTCATTTATTTTGTGATTTGTGAATTATATAATCAATTTTATCTCTTTCGTTTTTTTGAGATTCTTTTTTCTCCCAATCAAACTTTATTAACTTTTGTAAAGTTATTTGTTCACTTCGTTTTCTTTGACTATTAATTAAACAAACTGTTTGGAATCTCATTCGTTCCCATTGTTGTTTTTCTTGTTGGTCTAATAATGCAAAAAACCCATCACACTTTAATTGAAAGACTTTGGGGGTCATATCCCAAAAATCATCTTCGTGCATATTAAGTTGCCCTAATGCTATTTCTAGCAAGGAATCGAAGGTTTGGGGGGCTTTTACTTCACCCCCTTTACCTTTTTTTCCTCTTTGCCTTTGCTCATTGATTTTGTAAACAAATTCATTGTTTCTACCAACGCATTTTGGTCCTCATCTAACCAATCAGCTATGTCATCAGTTGTATAATTAAATGCAACTTTTGATTTTCTTGCACCATGCTTCAATGCACAATACACCATTGATATTGCAGTTGATATGGGCATATCTGCACCAAGTTTACTTATATCATTTAAAGTCATGTTGCACATATCACACCAATCAGATAATGTTGCAAAGCCAAAATGGACAGGTCGCATTTGACCGCCAATAGCTAGTTTATTTAATTCTTTTGTCATACTATATAATTTTTGTTCAATATAGTATTTAAAACGAAACTAAACAATACTAGTTAGCAGCTATCGTTAATGCTCCTGTTCCCTGTAAACTTATTGAATAAGTTGCAGCATCTTCATTTGGTGCATTTAAAGAACAACTTGTGATATACGCTTTTCCTGTATATTTATAATCACCTGTTGTTGCAGATGCTTCATTAAATTCAACATCAACTTCAGTTCTTGAATTTAAAGCTGACATTAAATTATCTGGTGCAACTGTTTCATCTGTTGTGTAAAACGCTTCACAATCCATTGTGAATCCTGTTGCAGCAGGTAAAAATGATTTTCTGTGTGCTGAATCTTTATTAGTTGTTTCAAAAGTATCAAGTGTAAAATTCACTGTACAACTTGTTGAAGCACCTAATAAAACAGGTGAACCACCGCCTGATGTGTCCACTTTTAGAACTAAACTTGTTCCATTAAAAATTCCTGTTGTTGCCATTTTTTTTCTTTTTTATAAATTAATTAATCTTCTAAATTTTCTTCTTTCTTTGGTTTTTGTTTCTTTTTAGTTTTTGTTAATCCATGTTCATCTTCAATCCAACCATGATTAAGAAGATTCATATATCCTTCTTTATTTACAGGACCATATTTATCACCTTCTTTTCTTCCATCAACTGGTCTGTCTTTGATGAATGTTACAATATAAGTTTTCATAATAAATTATTTTTGTTTAATAAATATTCTTTAATTTGATTATATTTTGCCCCACCAAAAGTTAGTTTCTTTTCTAGCATTACAATATCAAATATTTTTACTTTTTGATTTCCTGAACCCCCAACTGTTGTTCCTGCAACATTAGTTCCCACAAATTGAAATTTAAAATTTCCTGCCCCAACAGATGATATTGAATTGTATTGTTTTTGAACATTAAAGGTACTTGCAGGACTTGCAGAAGGACACAGTAATTGATATTGTCCATTTTCATCATTTGAACCACCCCAAGAAAAAGCAAAAAAACATTTTTTATTTATAAAATTTTCAAGTTGCGTTGAAAATGTTGCTATTATATTTCCATTTATTAAAATTCTAATTTGATATGAACCTGAAGGTAACAGAGCAAGTTGAACTTGATTTGCTGTCAATGATGATGTAAGTTCATCATTAATAATTGGTAAATAAAATTGAGTATATGAAGTGTCAATATTCCCTTCAAAAACTATAAACATTGTATTACCATTTGTAAATTCTTTATTACTTGCTATGCCTAATGCAGAATCAAAATCTAAACGAAATTCTAACGCTTCATCAGAAAATAAATATTGAGGTTTAAAAGCTGCTTCATCTAATAAATTCTGTGATGATGCCCCACCACTGTTAAACCATGATGCAACAGTAGGAACTGATGGTGTAGGTGGAATTCCACTCTGAACAATTGAAGATGAACTCATAGTTTCTAATATTCTTGAAGTGTACCATGATAAAACACCCATTGAACCAGGGTTTATAATATATCTCACATCAAATTCAATATATTTTTCAAACACTCTTAATTTTTCATCAAACAAATCAAAACTATTATCAAAAAAAACTTCTTGAATCCAGTATCCCTCTACTATTGAACAACCTGCACTATTTGGAACACCTGAAATACCTTGCAAACTTTCACTCATATATTTATCTAAAATAGAAATTACAACATCAGAAACATTTTGTACATCTGCATATGTTTTTCCATGAACTCCAATAACAATATGTGATTCCATTTTTTGAATTTTTCTACTCTTGACATACATTGGTTCTTCAGAATTTATTTCATACATCAATGCAGGGTAATCCACATTTTGAGGAATGACAGAAGGAAATATTCTTGTAGATGTTAAGTCTGTCAATTCAGATTCAGAAGATAATATTTTATATATTGCTTTTGATAAACTCATTTCCAATTTTTTTCTAATACATCTCTAACTAATTTGTCAACAATTCTTTTTGTCGCATTATCTTTTTGTGCATTAAACGTAGGGGTGATAAAATCATTTGGTTCAATTTTTTCACCACTTCTTGTTTTATGTCCTTTCACAACCCAACCAATATAATATCCATCATTTTTTACTTTTCTTTTTGACCTTCTTTTTTTTACTTTTGCACCTACTGTTACTGATGTTGGACCAACTCCGCCCATTCCTGATTTTCCTGTTATTGTATTAATAGAATCTCTTAAATTTCCTGTTCTAATTGGTGTTGCTGTTTTCATTGCTTTTCTAACAGGAACAGCACCATATCTTAATGCCTTCAAAAGTGTTCTTCTTTTTTTAGAATCATCAATACTATTTTTTAAAGTTTTTTTAACTTCTTCTAAACCTTCTATGTTTATTGTTTGTGCCATTCTAATCTAATCTTCCATCATCTTTAAATGAACAATTCAACACAATTCCTTTTCCCCTTCCATTATATTCTGTACTTTCTAATTCCCAATATTTACTTAAATAATAAATTTGAAATTTTCTTTGTGGTGAAACAGTTGCAGAATCTAATTCTAGATCGGAATCATAACGAACTAAAAAAGCAACTTTCAATGTTCCTGTGATTGTATCATCTTCAACTTTTTCTGTTCCTTTGTGCGGAACTATTTTCGCCCAAACACTTTTCAATATTGACCTACTATTTGAATAACCACCATAAGAATCTTGTGTTCTTGTTAATTGATAAATAGTTATATAATTATCTAATTCACCTGATTTTAACAAACCTTCTTTCATTAGTATTCAAAAATTCTGTATGGTTCTAATAAATATTCAACTGTGGTTGGCATCCTTTTTACTGTGTCCTCTCTTTTTTCATACAAGCTACCAATAATCAATAATACAGCTTGTTTAATAGTTTCTGGAACATCTGATGCACTTGAACCATAACCACTAACAAAAGTTATTTTTATTGCATCTGCTCTATTAAATAAACTTGGAAAATCTTTACCATCAACCAATTCAACAAAACCTTTTTGATTTTCAGGTTTTACAACATTGTAATTTGTATCCGCCCAAGTTTGTAAAGAATTATTTGAATCATAATATTTAATATGACTGACTGAGCTTATTGGTGCTTTAGGTAAAACAATTTGTGCTAAACCTGTATATGGCGAATAATAACCACCAACAGGATATGTGTATGATTTTAACAAATTTGATGTTGTTCCTAAAGTTGCATTAGAAACAAACACATCATTCCATGCTTCCATTGTCATTTCATAAGTTGATTCAGTAAATGAACCACCACAATATTTTTCTGCATATTGTTGTGCAACTTTTATAAGGGTTGCAATGTAAGTATCTTCCGCAGAATGTGTAACTCTTAAATGTGTTTTTGCTTCAGCAGTTGTTAAAATTTCTGTACCTGATGTTGTTTTGGTTAATCTAGCCATTATCTTTTTTGGATTTAAAAATAAAAAGGAAGGGCAAAAACCCTTCCCCCTTATTCAAAATAAAATAAATATTAATTAGTCTGCCTGTACTAATTTAACAAATGCAGTGTCGTTCTGTACCGCATTACCATCTACTAAAGATGTTACAACCATTCTTGCTTCACCTGTTCCTGCGTTTGTGAATGGGTCAAATAAAATATCTAAACCACCAAATTGTGCAATATGAACTTTTGAGAAATCACCAAATAAAACATGGTCTCTGTCAGCAGTTCCATCAGATGCAACATTACCTGAAACAAATGAGAAATATGAATTAACAGTTTTATCATTTGTATCATACGCAGGTGAAATACCTGAAACTTGTGCTTCAGTTTTGATTTTAGCATAAGCATCCGCATCCATTAAATATGCCATTCTTGCACCCTGTAAATTTACATTATTTGCAAGTAATGTTGATTCCATTGAAATTGCAGCTTCACCTGTAAATTGAGTAACAGGACCAGTTGCAGCATCTCTAAAGATTGATTCAGGTGCATTTGAAACATCACCTCCACTTCTTAATAAAGCATCTTCTAAAGTAGATGCAACATTAGCAGCCATGTTTCTTCTTAAAGCAGCTTCAAGACCTGCATTTTGTGCCATTGCTTCAGCAGATACATTAACAATAGAAATCAGTTTTTTTGGTGATAATGAAATTGAACTTGCAGTACCATTTGCATCAGGTGCAGTACCACCAGTTTCAGCAACGAATCCTGAATTTATATTAGAAAATACAGGAAATTTCATGTTGTTTACACCACCATAAAAATTTGCTCCTGCACTTGCCATAACTAGGTTTGCTTCTAATTGGTCTGTCCATGCCATAACTTCAGTTGCATTTCCTGCTGAAGTTGCAACCGCAGCTCTAGTTGTTAAAACTGATGAAGGAATTGCAATACCTTTGAATGATTGACCTGTAAATCTAGATTCATTTCTAGCTTCTTGGTCCATCTCTTTTACAAGACCTTCCATTCTTCCTGTGTATGCTTGTTTCATTGCTTCTTGAAAGCTGTAATCTCTAATTTCTTTTGGAGTTTCTTTTGAAACTGAACTAGAAGATTTTGCAGCAATACTTGCATTTAATTTTTCCATTCTTTCTGACCTTTCAATTTTTTTGTCTAGGTCTTTAATTGTAGAATCAAACGCATCAAATTCGTTTGTTTCTTCTTCTGTTAAATCACGCTTTTCTTCTTTAGCCTGACTTATCAAAGCCTCCATGTTTTCTATAATGGTTGCTCTTTCTTGTTTAAATTTTAAACTATCCATTTTTTTTGTTTTTAATTATTTTTAACTTTAATTCAATCAGGTTTCGTTTGTGCAAATCCTGTTCTTCTTTTTGGTTTTCGTGTTTTTCTTTTTGTAAATTTAAATTTCTTTTTGCTACTGTGGAAACTTGTGCAGTTGCTTCAGGGTAAGCAGGGATTGTTACAGGCGAAACATCAATCAATCTTGAAACTTTTTCAATTGTTCTAATGTGTTCACCATCTTTTCGTTCCCATGAATCTTCTTCTACAATAAATCCAAATGATGATTGGAAAATGTTTCCTGAACGCAAATTAATCAATAAATCATTTCCATATGATAAACCTTCAGGAACATCAAAAGAGTATCTTAAACCCTTTGAATCTACGCTTAAAGTCAATGTTCCATTGTCGGTTCTAGCCAAAGGAAAATTCATGTCGTGATTTATCAAAGCCACAACAGAATCTTCCATTACACCATCAAATGCCCTTTCAGAAATTAACTCTCTGAATCCGCCTAAATTTTCTGACAGTGAATTAAATACTGAAGCATAACCAACAACCCTTCTTTCATTTTCTTTATCTAATCTCATTTCAGTTGTGTTGAAAGTTCTTCTTTCAAATCCTTCTTCTTTGGTTAAATTTCTGTATTTATCCTCATCATGTTCAGCAAACATAACTTCTTCTTCTTCCATCATTTCTTTTTCCATTTCTTCTTCCATCATTTCTTCTCTTTCTTTATCTCTTAAATAATAAATTACATAATGTGATTCTGTTTCTTCTATTTTGTCAATGTGTCTTTTGTCAATTTTTTTCATATCTATATTTTTATCTTCTTTCATTTCTTTTTTTACTGGGTGATTATCAGGTAATAAATCTGTGTCATGTTTTCCACTTCTAAATTTACCTTTTTTCATAGCATAATTAAAACTATTAATTCGAGCAAATGCCCACTGTTCAGGTGATTTAACGCTTGGTCTAACCGATTGTGGATTAGTTTTATAAGCACCAATTCCCCTTTCAAAAACCTTTACTAGCTTTGAATAAGTTACTCTAGGATTCCAAGATACTTTCAAATCTTTTACATCCTCATTATGGTCTTTTACCTTATTTTCTATGCCCTTTTTTACTTTTGCGGAAACTTGCCTTTTTTCTTCTTTTTCTATTTGTTCTAATTTTTTTTTGCTCCAAGTCCTCATACTTTCACCACCCCACAATAAATAACTAATAGTTCCACACGCTTCATCATCTGATGGTTTATAATATTCTTTTGCTCTTGACAAATAAGAATAAACCCTTTTTAAAACAGATAAGCTAAAAGGACGTTTTGCAACAATATCTCTTGCTCTTTGTTTTCCAACATCAGTTGCACATTTATTTCCCTGTTCTTCATTTAATTTAATTCCTCTCTTTGCATTATTTACTGCCGATTGAGGATAACCACCATAAGTATCAGCCATTGGTTTCTGTGTTATTTTTTCCTGCTTCACCTAAATTCAAAGGAACATAATGTTCATCTAAACCTTCAACCCTGTTTAAATCTTCAAACTCTCTTATTTCATTTGCTGACAATACACCAATCTCAAACAACCTTCTATAATAATCACCCCTAGAATCTACATCTGCTCTTAATAATCCAGACACCATGAATTTAACATAAGAATTTTTTTGTTCATTTGGTGAAAATATTTTTCTGTTAAACTCTTGTTCAATGTTTACTAAATAAGGCATTAAAGTATAAGTAACAAATTCAATTGATTGTTGTTCAATATTATTGTTTGTGCTTCTTTCTAGATCCATAATCATGTGCGGTTGCACTCTAAATATTCTTGCTATTTCTGCAATTGTGAATGACCTATTTTTTACAAATTCAGCATCAACTAATGGAACTGAAATTGGTTTGTAATTTACACCACCTTCCAAAACTGCGGTTGAATGTGATTTGTAAACACCACCAAATCGATTGTTCCATGATGTTCTTAATCTTTGTGCAGATTCTTCAGTTAGTTTTCCATCAGTTTGCAAAACTCCTGAAAGTATTGCACCATTTTCAAAGAACTTTGCACCAAATTTTTGAGTTGCTAAACCTACGCCCAACGCCTCACGACAAGCACTAATTGGTGATTTACCTTTCACCCCATCATAAGACAATCCAACAAAATGCAACATTTCTTTGCTTTGATAAACCTTATCTTCGTTTTGAATTGTATAATATGATTTACCATCTGCACCAACATTCACTTCAACATATTCGGGTTCTACAATTTTAAAACTAACTGGTCGCCCACCACCATTTCTTTCTATTATTGCATAAGCATTTCCATACAATAACAAATGACACATCATGGTATTCCTGAACTGGTAACTTGTGTAATTCTCTGAAGGTATGTTGTGAAGCAAATTTTGTAAGGGTGAGTTATATGCAATTTGCTTTGAACCTTTATTATCTCTTGTGTACACATTAAGGGGCAAAGATGCTATCGTTGATGATATTAAGTTAACCGCACTCCACACCGCGGTTAATTGCATTGCACCCTTTTCAGAAACAGGAACACCTGATGATGCAATTCCAAATGAATCTAAAAAGTTGTTTGAACTTCTTTGTTCTTTTTTTGGAAATAAAAAATCAAATAGACCCATAAATTCTAGAATAATTATACTATATAATAAATATAATTTAATTACACAATAAACTTTTTAAATTTGTTGTTAGAAGTTTAATGCCTTTATAATTCCTTTTGCATTTATTGGAATGTCCATTTGAATTCTAGTTGTAGATTTATCAATTTCTGGAAGGTCTGCAATCCCTCTTTTTAAATGACTTTGATATTTAATTGCATCTTTTTTATTTGCAAATGCTTTGTGTCCTTTATAATGTTTTACAATATATACTTTCATAATTTTTAGTTTTTAGTTAAGGGGGAATCTCACCCCCTAATTTTTTTATTTATTTAAAATTTTCTTTGTTTCTTCAATTCTTTGTTTTCTTATAATAGTATTTAAATCTGAACATTTAAAAAGTAATGTTTCATTTTCCTCTTTTAAGTTGTCAATTTGTGAACAAGCAACTCTGTATAAAGTTTTATATGTTTCTAACTCATTTTTTAAAAGTTCAATTTGATTTTTTAATTCTTTAATTTTCATAATTTTTAGTTTTATTGTTTTTGTTATAACAAATATAGTTCTTTTTTGCTTATAAACAACCTTAGAAGTAAAAAACTTTAATATTTTTTTACTCTACCTCTGTTAAATTTTTTTATTTTTTTTTCTAGATTTCATGGTTTTAAACGATTGATAGCTTCGATATTTGCTTTTCCCATGCTTTTCAAAATATTTTTCTTCAGCTTTTTCCCATGCGGTTCTGCCATTTTTTGAATTATAATGACTTTCAAATTCTTTTAAATAGTCTTTGAATTTCATATAAATAAAATGTCTTTGTTGTCATAAACACTTCTATCATCTTCTTCTTGATTCATATACTGTGCTAAAGCCATGACCATTGAAACAGGACCATCAATTTTTGATTTAGATTTTGATTTACTAAATTTTATATTTCCTGCTGCATCACTTTGTATTTGAACATTTGAAACCATCCATTTCATAACAGGATTATTAGCATGATTAATTTGTTTTGAATAAACTAACTTTTCTAATTCTTTACATGGTGCGGACATACTTGCAAAACCCTGTCCAATAGGATTCATTTTCACACCTTCATCAACTAAATTAATAACTAACTGGCTACTGTTCCATCTGTCAAAACCAATGCCAACCACATTAAACATTTCACATAATTCTAAAATCTTTTCTTGAATAAAATTATAATCTGCAACATTTCCTTCTGTCATTATTATAAATCCATTTTGACACCAAGATAAATAATCAACACCATCAGAATCTTTTTTAGAATAAACCTTTTC